CCTGTGATGTGCTCCATCAGGTCGTAGCTTAGGTACCAGGGGTCGTTATCCCCCGTGTCGATGATGCCGGTGGTGTATTCCACTGGCGTCTGAGCCGACATGGGTGAAGGGTTGTCCATGCGTAATGGCTCATCGAAATGATCCATCAGCGCCGAGTAGAGCTGGTTAGCGGTGTATGTCGTGGACGCCGCGCCAGTCCAGTAAATCCGCTTTTGCCGGTTCTCGTCAAAGTAGGCGATAGTTACATCGCCGCTTAAAATTGTATCTGCCATTACGCTACAGGGCTCCGTCTTCGGTTAGCACGACAGTCACGGAAAGCCCGGATGTTGATATCGTGCCAGTGGTTGAAAAGTTCTGGTAACGGGTGTCGCCAGGGCTCGATTTGCGAACCTTGACGAAAGCAGTCGCTGGAGTTGTTCCGGTAAAACTGCCGCTGACTTGTCCTGAAGCGTTGGTGTCAGCGTTGATAATCTCTGAATTATCAGAGGACAAACGCACCGTTGTCTGCGCGTTTTGAATTGGGGCGTTCGTCCCATCAACAACCGTTATTGTAACTGGCACACTGCCGATAAATACAACGTTTCCAGTTGCGGTACTTGGGTTGGTCGTTCCGGTCTTGCTAATAAACAAACCGTCCGAGTTAGCGGCGGAGTTCAATACATCGACTTCATTACTGGAAAACGTTAAGTCGCTGTATGAAATAGCGGCGCTGATCGAGTAAGCGTCAGTCAGGTCGAAGTCATTATCTGTACCGTCTTGCAGCGTTTCACATGTCACCTGCGTAGCACTGTCAACGGACGTAATCTTGCCGTAGCTGCCATCGGTCTCGTTATAGATGTACTCGCCGACTGCGGTGCTGGTCGTAAAGCTAGCGGCGCTGTCTATTAACGTAGTGCCGGTCGCATCGGCAGTGGTCACGGTGCCAGTCGCCACGCTGATAATAGCGTCGTGCTCAATACCATGCGCAACGTCGCTGGACGCGTGAGAGTTGGCAATGAAAGTACACTTCTTTATGTCAATGCTGCTGTTCCATAGAAGCGCTGCATTGTTTGACGCATCAGCCGTACCGTCGTCCCATAAGTTTACGAATGTACAATCGCGTATAACAATCCCACCAACAGGGTCGAACTGGTTGCAACCGTTGAATGTGCATCCAATCAATTCGTGTGCAGTGTTAGTCCCCCACGACAGAGTACCAGTAATATTTCTAAGCTCTGTGCCGTAGAGCAACGCACTGTTTACATTGCCATCGTCAAAGTCCATGGACACTGTCGGGCCAGCTGACGATAGCAGCAATCCATTTCGACCAGATGCGTCGTCGCCTGTGCCCACTTTCTTGCCAAGCGTTACACTGGTTGAGCCAGTGCCATTGCCAACAACGTCGAACCTATACAGCGTATCGCTGACGCAAGCTGCATCAGCTGTGCCGTCGTAATAGCGCGGGTCTTCAAACACCACCACCTTATCGACGTCGGTCAATGACGCAGCATTAGTGCCCGCACTATCGCCCAATACAATGCGACCACGCGAGTAAATAATCCCGCCCTTAGACGTGAGAATCCCGTAGCGATTGGCTACAGTGCCTTCATCGGCGTCAAGCAGGTCTTGAAACAAGTCGTCAGTCGTAGACGTGCCGTAAGCAATCAACCCTGAACCTGTTGTGTAGTCGATTCGATCAACATACAAGTTATCGAAGCGGGCCGTGTCGGTCGTTCTGCAATAAATGCCGATCCAGGTTGTTGAAGCTAATGCCTGCGTGCCGACACTGATTGTCGCTGTTTTGCTTACGTCTATGACATACCGCACCCACCCACCCGGATATGTGTCGCTACCGTCAACGGCCCAAATGTCATAATTTATGCCGTCATCGACATTGGTGTCGTAGCCCAGAAAGATTCCAATGCCGGGGTCGGTGGTTGTGTCTCTTACCTGCAAAAGCCCGCCAGCTAACTGGTTTGCCCAGATGTATACATGCGTGTTGGATGCGCTTAAGTCCAAGCCGCCTGTACCGTAGGCTAATACAACTCCTTGGTTGCTAACGCGGACAGAGCATGAGCCGGTGTCATGAATGAATACATCAGTTGAACTCACAGCACTCGGCGTGCCGCCAGTTCCGTCACGCTTCCATGTATCAAAGCCGGTCGTATCGTTAGCGACTGTGATATTTGTAAGCCCTGAAACAACCGTCGCAACCATTAGTCTTCACGGGCCTCCGGCAAAAATCCAGGCGCAGGAATTTCACTTAAGGCCTGTTCGGCTTCTGCCTGGGTTTCAAATGCTTGCGCGTTATTTTCGCTTTTCACATACAACGTCACCTGATTGTGCAGGTGATATACGTATGTTGGCGAAACAGCATCTCCATCGCTGATAACCCAGTGAGACATTTATGCCAGCGCCGCCACCGCTGCCTTTGCTCTCTTGACTGCATCAGCGCCTTCGGCAACCTGCGCCCGAAGCGATGCGCACTCGGAAGAGAGCTTCTCGTTCTCCTTCTTGAGCTGCTCAATCTGCTTGTGGTGATTGGCGCAAGACTTTTTCATGTCCGAAATCTTGCCGTTTAGCGAGTCGTCGTGAGATTTGACCTCACCGTTGATTTTGTCTCGCTCAACAATCGCCTTTTTGACGATTTCACGCGCTTCAGCCTTGGCGTCTGCCAACGCTTTCTCAGCCGCCGCCTTCAACTCTGACGACTCAGACTTGAGTGACGCCAACTCTTTACGCGACTTCTCAATAGCACTGGCCGTTTCGTTCTTGGCCTGCTCAATCGAGCCAACGTCTTCCAGCAAGTCGGCAACCGCACACAGCGACTGCACGCTACGAGCAAACTTGCGCGCCTCTTCAGCGGCTTTAATCAAATCATTCGACATCTTACTTCCTCGCCAGAAGCGTGACGGTCAACGCTGTCGTGCCGTCGCCTGCGGTTACGTCAGGACGTATAAACGCAACCAGTTCTGAGATTGCCTCAATTTTACCTGCAGTGACTGACAACGCGTTACCCTGCGGGTCGGTCAACGTGAAATAGTTGGTGCCATCCAGCGAACCCTCAATGTTGACGTTTCCGCCAGCGCCGAAAGTGCCGCTAACCTGGATGGAACGGTCAGAATACGCAGCCAGAGACACGGGCGTACCGCTGTCACCATTTGCAAGGCTAGACCACGTCACCGTGACCGCCTTGTCAAACGACTGGTCTACTGCTGCCAAGGTGGATGCAATTACTGCCATGTTTACCTCTGGCTAATTAGGAGAAGCGGGGCCGAAGCCCCGCTCAGGTTAAAGCACGCTATCGTCAGACTCGTCTCCGACGGGATCAACCGCCTTGATTTCGCCTTTCGGAGGACGACCACGACGCTTCGGCTCGTCAACCACTTCCATCCACGAACCCACCTGATGCGGGCCGTCAATTTCAAAATGGTCTCCAGGCTCGCGCCACACGCCGAAAAACCCCGCGACTTTAGCGATTACTTTCATTAACGATTACCCCAAGAGTCCTCTGCGCAAATGAACCCAGCAGTCACCTTGCCCGTGGTCGGTGAAGTACCGGTCACAGTATAGTTGAACCGCAAGTATTGCTCAGTAGTGTCGTGAGGCACCCAACGCACCCGAATCTTCTTACCGGCCACCAGGTCGGCAAGCAGAATTGTCTCCGAGTACAGCGTGGTGGCGCTGCTGAACGCGTCAGTCGTGTCCATCTCGAAGTCAATCTGCAGACTGGTGAGGTTGTCGAAGTCCTCGGTCACTTGCACCAACAGGGGAACGTAGCTGTTGCCCATGTCATCGACAATGGACGTGTTGCCATGAACCCAGCTGCCCGGAGCAAGACGGTCATACAAGTTGGTCGAAGCAGCGGTTGCAGTGATTGCTTGCTGGTCCGAAAACAACTCTTCAGCGCTAAGAATAGCCATTTGTGTTTTCCTCGATAAGTTGAAGTTGACGGATAACCAGCTCTATCAAGTGACTTGAGCTTCGGTGTTGACAATCTGGTCAACTTGACGAATCGGCATGCCGCGATAAGTCATGATTTCACGACCATCGAGTTCCCGTGGCGTCAAGCGAACAAAGTTATCGGATGCGCCAGAGTTCGTGCCCAATGCGTCAAGCGCCTCAAACACGTCTTTGTTGCAGTAGATAACCGTACGACCACGACCGAAGTTGCCGTCCATGCCGCCGTTCACCGTGCCGTTGTCCAGCGTGCGCGCACCGTGAATCTGATAGTACGCTTTACGCATCAAGCCATACAGGTCCACAGAGCCTGCCTGCATGTTGCTAACGTCGATGTTAGCCACGCGCACCAGTTTCCGCCAGTCACGCACTGCAACGCCGCTGTGCATGCGGAACGTCTCTTCAAACGCGTAGTAAGCGTTGCCCGAGCCGTCCAGAACGCGCTGCTTGCCGTGGTCCTCACGAATGAGACCGCCGCTAGTGCCGTCAGGGTAAATCAGGTGGCAAGAATCCAGACCCCAGGTGATGAACCACACCGACGTGTTGTCCGAGCCACTGCCGCCGCCGTCAACAATCTGAGAACCGTTTTCGGCAGACAGGCTGCTGAAACGCGGGGCCAAACCGGTAATTTTCTCCGGGTTGGAATCCTGGCTCTCGTAAATGACAGCGCGCTGATGCTCTTGTGACATTGCTTCCAGATAAGCCTGAGCCTCCTGAAGGCGGAATGCGTTCAGATTCGGCTCAATCTCAGCCAGACGCGCGTCAACAGTCGAACGACCTTCCACAAAACCCGTGGTGTCTTCGACTTCGGTGCGCTGTGCTTTACTGTTGGGGATACCCGTGTAGAGCTTGCCCCAGGTGACGCTTGGCAGACCCGACAGCACAGTATGCTTGTGGGTTTTGCCCTGGTTGCACTGGCGGACGATAGCGTCGTCCATCATTGCATTGGTCTGCGCCAACATATTGATAATGTCGGCCATCTGCCCCGTCTTGGTTTGGCTTTTATAAATATCCGCCAAGCCAAGAAACGTGTTTCCAATGGTAGCCATTAGTTAGTTTCCTTTGAAGTGTCGCCGTACCAACGGTCAACGATGCTTTCACTCGACGCCGGAGACGCTGTTTTTGCCTCCGATTGCGTCAATTGCTTGCCGACGCGATACACAAACCGCACTATTTCAGGATGATTGCCAAGATTTGACTCCACCAGAGCCTGTAGCATCTCGTTGTTGCCAAACTGAGTGATTGCCTGGTTTGCAACCGCCAGTTTCTGCTCCATGTCAGTGCCACCAAGCTCATCGTCGGCTTCAATAGCCTCTCGCCAATCGTTTGCCTGCTTTTGTCTTAGTGCATCCTGTTGCGCACCCAGCGCTTGCATGCCCCCAACGTATCTGTTGACTAACTTCTGCGCGGCTTCTTGCGTCAGCCCAATTTCTTTGGCATCAGCCATGAAGCCGTCCAGCATTTCTTTGTCAACGCTTACGCCTTCGGGCAGGTCAAACTCTTCGTACTCATCAGGAACTACTGCTGTATCGTCGTCGCCAGTGTCCTCGTCACCTTTATCGTCGGTGTCCTCGGTTTTGGTGGCTTGCACTTCAACAGCGTCTCGCTCTTCAGCGGCGGTGTCGGCAGTTTCTACCGCATCGGAGCTTGATTCGACGGCTTCGGTGGTGTCTGCACCGTCTAAAATCGTTTCTTCGGCCATTACTTTTCTGTCAACCTCTCGTTCATTATCTGAATCAATGATTCAGGCTTTGCGCTCATCATTTCGTTGTACATCCAGAGCCCAATATCTCGCTTGCCCAGGTTGTAAAACGTCGTGCTGTTACCCGTGAACATATCTGCGGCCAGCAGACCTGTCTGGTCCAGCAATCGCGTGACAAATCGACGCCCCGATGGCGTCTCCAGTATCTTTTTCAGGTCGTCAAGCTCAATCTGACGGCGTTTTTTATGCCGAGACTGCGCCCGCCCGACCTGCTTCTCGTCGTCGTGGTCGATCACTGACCAACCCCAATGACGTCGTTCAGCACATTACCGCCAGTCGTCGGCGTATCGCCTAGCGTCTTGGCTGCATCAACCGCCTGCTGCGCCAATCCAGACATCTGCTGCATTTGCTGCATCTGAGCGCGGCTTTTTCGCTGTGCTGCAACCTCTTCGTCGCCCGTGACCACGCGCGGCGGTACGCCAAGTTTCTGCGCCATCTCGTCGGCGGCTTCGTCTGCGTCAATTTTGTCCAGAACCTCTGGCTTAATGGCTGCCATGTTTCCGACAAATCCGATCCAACGCTCCATCGCGCCGGTATCAACCAGTCGCTGCGCATTTGCCAGTACAGACACGAACTCAACCTCGATGTTCTCTTCTTGCAGCTCTTGCGGCGGTGGCGGTAACAGCATCGGACCCATGCCAGACCAGCCCGCCTCTGATATCTCCATCAGCATGTCGAACGTGTTCTCGACCAGCGGCTCCAACAACTCGTCGTGCAGGTGCTCCAGCACTGGCCCAAGCTGCAGCAACTTCTCTTCTTGCCGCGCGGCAATCTCTGTTGCGGTCCTAACGTCGTCTTGACGCGATATCATCAAAAACAGGTCTGCATACATCGCCCTGTTGATACGCATCTCCGTGCGGTCAATATCCATCGCTAACAGGTCAGGGCGCGCTTGCACTTGATACAGCGACGAAAACACGTTGTTTGGGTCTTCGGTGAAGTTCACCGCACCCGGCAACAGCGACACCGGCACGTTCTCAAGCGACTTCGGTGCCTTCATCGGCGGGTTGTTCTGCTTGGCAACCGCTTTTGCCTTTTCCTTTTCCTGTATCTGCAGCGCCTTGGCATCACCTAACGCATCCATTGCGGGCGCATAACCGTACACATCGCCCGAACGAGCAGACCATCGAGGCGCAAATATGGGGAATCGCCGATAGCCGCGCACTCGCAGCAGTTTGTCCTCGGCTTCGTCCGTGTGCGCGCCCACTTCGTAGTAAATTGAGCGCCATGCCGAGTCATCGGGTATCTTCACGCCTTCGAGCTTGCACGTGTTGGCGGGCTCGATAACGTGGTGAACGCGGAACGTGGATGTGTAGTTGCCGCGCTCGTACAGGTCGCGGACTCTGCGCGATACGTTATCAATCCCAAATTCACTGATGAGCTGCCAAACGGTCGCATCATACTCGCGCGCGAACGTGTCAATGCGGTCATCGCCGTTCGTGTCCAGCATGAACTCGCCAGCGGTGTAGGACGTGAAGCGTGTAACGTCTTCAAAGTCGGCCTCTTGCAGCATGGCAGCCGTGCCAACCGTGCACAGCTCGTCGTATACATCAGGCAGAGCGCGGTAAAGGTTCGACGCCGCGAACACGCGATACTGCATTTCTTCGACAGTGTCTAACCATTCGCGGACCGGGCCGAATTGCTCTAGCTCTTTGTTCGACAGGCTGAGCTTGAACCAAGGGCGAGCGGGCGAACTCACGCCGGTCATAAGTCCGGAGACCAGCACGCGCTTGGCAAACAGTGGCGTATTGTTGGGCAAAACGTTCCGCTTCTGGCCTTTGTTGCGGTCAGATTCGGTGTATTTGCCTCGCCTCGGGCTGAAATTCTGCGTCAACTCGCGCCAATGCGGTAGCCAGGACGACCGCTCGGCGCGCATGTCGGTGATGCGGCGATGCAGATGGATATGCGGTCGCTTGGGTTCTTTCATTACTGCTGCGGGTTGTAGCTAAGTAGCGAGGTTTGACCAACGTTGGCAGGCGCGAGCACGCCTTGTGCGCCGGTCAGCATGGTGGAGCGGTCACCAGTCAATGCCGCCATGCGCTGCCGCTCTTCCGCGCGTCTACGTTTGACATCCTTTGGTTGCCTGGGCTCTTGGCTCAATATTGGCGCTGCTGGCGCTGCTGGCATC